GATTACAAACGAATCGCCAATAGTAAGACCGCTTGTGTCGGCTATAGTGACCGTTCCGAACCCTCCGGATTCTGTTATGCTAGTTACGGATATAGTCGCTACTTTCTCAATAGCAAACATCAACCCACGACTAAAGCCCTGCGTGTCAATAGCTGTGATCGACGCACTCGTTGCCGATGCGATTGTCAGGAGTTGTTTGATTTTAACTCCCAACCTTGATAGAATATCTTTTACTGCCATGATAAATCTCCTAATTCAAAAGGATTCATAAAACAAATTTAACTTCCGATACTATGCGGTAATTTTCAGACGTTTGATAGCCTGATAGTTGGTAACTCCACCGCCAACACGTTTTGTAGTGTAGAACAAGATGAATGGCTTATTGGTATAAGGATCGCGGAGGACACGAATACCGATTCTATCAACAATCGTATAGCCTTCCATGAAGTCAGCGTAAAGAGCAACATAAGCGCTCGCTGATATGGTACTCGGCAAATCGCCCATAAGCTTAACAGGCTTGCCGAGTAAAGCAAACGTAGCTCCTTGGAACATCATCTGGAAATTCAACAGATAATTGTTGTTTTCATCCTTAAGCGTAACAATCTTGTCTGTCCATATTCTACGATGGAAAGCCCATGTAGCCCTTGCCTGATAACCCTCAAACAGATCGCCTTGCATCTTGATAAGATCGTCGGCTGCGATAGTCAATGAAGCTGCTGTAGAACGTGTGCCTAAAGAGCCACGTAGGTAGCTTTCAACGGAAGCCCAGTCGCCTAACGAGAGTATGCCTTCTGGTTTCTGAACACCATCGCCGTTAATAAAGGCGTTGTTTTCGAGCCTTACGAACTTATCAGATGTCTTCTGTGTAAGCCAACCGGCTACATTGAACAGTGCATCGTCAAGAACTTTCTGGCTTGCCTTTGGCATTGCGTACATTTCATGGATAGTTATTTCCTTGAGTCCAACCTGTGCCGTATCAGTAGAAGGTCTGTTGCTTACTTCACCAACCCAACCAGCATCGTTTTCCTGATCGTCAATAATAGAAGAACGAGCCTCACCAGCCGTAGTAACGACATTGGCTACTGATCGCAAATCAGACGTTTCAAAAATACGCTTGTTGATCTGGTTACTCACGTCGATAGGTGCGTAATATCCACCGTCCGGACTTGAACCGACCAAAGCCGCTTTCAGTTTAAGCTTTCTATCCTCGGAAAGTCCCTGCGAATAATGCTCGAACAGCTTAGTCGCTGTTTCTTCGTAGAAAGCACCGTCGATATTCTTGTCAGAAGTCTTTTCAAGAACCCCAATAAACTTAGCGACAAACTCAACATCCATTTCAGCATCACCTTTTTTCGCTGTAGGCAACTTGGAAATAGTTGTTTCCAGAAGATCGATACGCTTTGTATCAGCTACGGTCTGCTTTTGTGAAGCCTCGAACGAATCAACCATCTTCGTATGAGCTTCAACAATAGGATCAAGAGCTTCTTTCATGTTCTTGACAGTTTCGGACAATGCGCCGTTTGCGTCGGCTTCTTCCCTGATCTTAGCAACGCTTTCTTTGATAATTTCCATGGACGCCGCTACTTCTGTCATGGTCACATCTTTTATGTCTTTTGCCATTTTATGGCCTCCTAAAATACTATTGTGTTATTTCATTAGCGATTTCAACAATACGTCGCTTACAGTTTTGTTCGCCTTCTCGGTCATTCTCTGCATTATCCTTTTCAGAAGCATCACCGTCACGGCTATCTTTCTCAGTGAAGGTTTCATGCAAAGACGAAACTGCTGCTTTCGCAGTGTTACTTTTAAAGTTAAAATTCTTCAACAAGAACTCTAAGTCTGCTTTACTGCTATACTTAAGCTCTGCCATGCCAATACAGAATGCTTTATTTATAAAAGGTGGATCTTCACCGGCTTTTTCGTAAATGCGGTTTATATTCCGCTTAATCGTGTCGGTATCACTCTCCGGTATATCGAAGTCACCTTTTTGTATAGCTGTTACCGCTGCAACAACGGCTTTAAAGTTTATTGATAGCTCACCATCGATCTTTTGAGCTATCGGCATTTTGTAACTGCTGAACATATCAGCATTCTTTTCGTCATGCCATAAGAAGCACTTGCCATATTCGCTACTCGGTTCTTCAAGGCTTTTTGTCTCAGCCTTTATCGAAGCAATGCAGGTTTTAGCGTCAAACTTTACATCATTTACGATACTCTTAGGTAAATCTGCAAAAAGTGTTGCAGTATTATCTTTTTCATCAAAATCAACATCGCTTCCATCTTCAAGATGTTTCAAATAATCCTTTACCGCCGTAACTCTTGCTTTCGGGTTCGCAGGGAAAGTCACCAAACTGATCTCGAAAAGCTCGACTTTAGTGATAATCCTCACCCTACGCTGGTTTTGCCCTTTGCCGATACTCTCAAAAGAAAAATCTTTCGACATGAAGCCAACACTCATGCTGTTAAGGCTTCCAAGTTTCATTTGAGGTGCTACCATCCCTTTAACACGATCATCTGCTAAAGGCATTCGTCCGGTAACAAACAACCCCTTATCATCTTCTTTAAGCTCGGTAAATATTCCAAGCGGTACTGATCGGTGCGAGTGCATCAAAAGCAATTTCGTCTTTTTAGCAGTCGAATTAGCGAAAGCACCTTTACGAATGATATCGTCTTGAAGATCAATATTATCGAATACAGCACCATGACCGCTAAATTCAAGAAAGTCTTCACCGTCCTGCTTAACAACTTGAACGTCTTTCGGTTCAAAATTAGCTATTAAGAAACTTGGTTTATCTTTCATAAGTCGCTCCGATTTACATTTACATAACTTATATCGTGTTTTTCCAGAAAATCATTAACTTTTTATAAATAAGCGCAATAACACCGGCAATTTGCAAGGTCTTTTATTGGAGCGCCAAAAGACCCATCCCCCGGAAACATCAAGGTTGCTCCACTTCCAACAATGAATACCTGATTGATCGGCACTGTCTGTCCGTTAGTGAACTTATGGCTTGTACGTACCTTACCATCCCCCATAGTTACCCATTGCTTTAGATTCCGTTGCAGAACACTGGCGATTAAGCCCGCACTCTCTACGCTCATATCCTGCTCGATATCGTCGGCAGATACAGCCGGGCTTAAATCTGCCAATTCTTCGGTTTCTTTTTTGCCGTCAGCGTCTAAACTATCCCAATTGTCGAGATTGCTGCCAAGCTCTTGACGTGTATTATCGTCGAGAATACGTCGTGTTCCCTCCGCTGCAAACTGTGTCTCTGTCATGCTGCGAGTGCTAACCCTTGACCTTAGAAACATCCTGAGAAACCCCGTCTGGTTGAAATCACCCTCTTGCATAGCCCTTGCATCGGTGATCGCACGTGCCATATCGTTATTCGTGGTATTTACAATCGAATTTGCATGAGTTTCGATATTAACGCTTATTAATGCCAGAATAGCGGTTTGAATATGTCGCTTAGTCATATCAACGATATTATCCGGGCTTAATATCTCTTGCCTTACAGGAAATCCAGCAAATACATCTGCTGTAGCAAGATAATGATCGTTTAATATTGCTCTTAGATCGACTACAAGATTATCGGGGATAGTAAAGGAAAGTGAGTTTTCACGCAATAATTGAGAGAAAAGCAAAACTACCTTGACGTTCCAGCCAATAAGAGGTTTTTCAAATTCACGCTCTTGCTGATCTTTCAGCCGTGTATCAGCGTTTGCTTTTGTCCTTGTTCTTTTGCTTATCTTTGCCATTTTTTCGCTTTGGATAGGGGAATATCAGTAAAAAACTAATCAACGCCAAACTAAGCAAGAGTCCCATACAGAACCTTTGACAATTAACTTTCGCCTTCACCAGTGCCGAATCTGATATCGTCAACAGTAACTAAGTTGCTTGGCTTGTAGTGGATATCCCCGCCGTCATAATCATCGAAACCTGCCTCTTTAAGTATCTGGTTGTCAGTGAATACGTTGACCTTGCTCATTGCTTCCATCTTCTCGATCAACAATCCCTGAATCTGAGGTACTTCAAACGGATTATACCACAGCGTACCATTCTGTAATTCTGGAAATCGGTGTTGTAAATGGTATGATAAAAGCCTTGTAAACCGTGTGAATGCCGGTATTACGGCCTGAACATATAGCTGCGGTGTCGATTCTTTTACATTGCTGAAGGTCAGCTTATCACTGCTTATCATCGATAGCGGTATGTTGTATGTCGTATAAATACGATCTGCACTCATTTTGATAAGCTTAACATAGTCCATATCTTTGTTATTAATGTTAAAATCAATGCCATCCATCGGTACAGAAGCTATAATTACATTGCCCGTATTCTCAGCACCTTGAAATTGTTCTTTAAGGCTACTTTCCAATTGCTTGAATTGCTCAACAGTCAAGCCCTCTTTTGGCACTACGACACCCGTTGGCCTCGCTCCGTTCTTCAACAACTGTGCATTATGGGTACTTCCAAGATGGTATTGCTTTGCATCAAGAACCGCAGCATTCAGTTTACTAAGCGCCCTAAAGTCAGTTCGGTTCGTCCCGTTAATGATCGGCACAAGCTCTGTAATGCCATTATCAGCAAGATATCTGGTTTTGCCATTGCTGTCTACATCGCGAACAAATATCTTTTCCTGATACCTCGTACCCATCGTGCGGATCTCTCTAGGCAAACGCTCAAAGCCGTTCATTTGCTCGTTAATGTTGTAAGGCTTTACAAAGTCGATACTTACAACTCTATTAGAGCCGATAAGTACAGGCCACGCTTCATTTGTAAGCTCAAAACTCTTGAAAAGCTCGAACAGTAATTGAGTTCCGGACAGATCGGTTTGCGGGTTATCAAGCAATGTAAGCAATTCGGACGACTTAACATCCGTTTTAAGATCGCCCGAATTATCATCCTTGATCGCCAGCGGTAAAACCGATGCAGGTTCAACAACTTTGTTAACAGCATCCGAAACAACCGATACCTTTTCGTGAAGCCAATAAGCCGTACTTGGGTTTACATTGAGGTTATCGAGTGAGTTAGAGGTAAATACAGTGAAGCTTCCGCCGTCTTGCCGCACGAATCCATCGCGGAAACCTTGAATCGCGTTGTAAAACTTTGTTCTTAGTTTCATATTTTAGCCGTGTAATAGCGTAATTTCAATTAATGAACACAACTATAATCGGCAATAAGCGGAAAACAATGAAATTTTTTATTTATCTAAGCCATTAGTGCATTCTCACTATCTCTATAATTTCCACAAGTTCAGGCCACTCTTTGGCTAGTTTCTCAGCTTCATCGTTACTTGAAGCCTTAACAACGTCAAACCTGCGATCACCTTTTTTGTCGAAGAAAGTTACGTCGTATCTTCTTTGTCTTATGTCGGCGTGAAATCCTACGTTATCTGAGCTTTCCTTGATATACATATCAACAGCTTTATCGATCAATTCGCACTTGCTTATGTTGTCGCCTGTCTTCTTACGATGGGCTTTTTGGGCTTCAATGATTTTCTGATCTGTACTCGACCATCCTTGCCAAGCTACTTGTTTTTTGTCTTTATTTGCCATTTATCTAATCTCCGCAGTTTAGTTATTAGTTAACAATCTTCGCTTTACTTGGTCTTTTGAAAAAGCCAAACTTGCTATCTGAATCACTTGGCGTTAAATTTGCGTTGAATTCTACATCTTTACCCTTCAAATCTATTGCCAAGCCTTCTTCGTCCCACAGTAAACTAGAAGGGACAGTCCCCCATATTAAATAACCTTCTTTGGTTTTTACTGTCATTACCGTTCTGCCATTATAAAAATCATCATGCCATTTTGTAGAGACAACACTTCCTTTAATGGCAACTTTTCCAGTTGGACAATCTTCGGCTTTTGCCTTTTCTTCTTCACGTCTCTTTTGGATTGCATCCCAATTTTCAATTTGTTCGAGCAACGATTTCAAAAAGTCAAATTGCTTTTCAGACAAAGAACCGTATTGTACAAGCTTGCCAACAATATCCCTTACAATATAAACCTTATTAGCAGGGTACTGCGGTAAGATTTCTTTTGAAATGTAGTGATACCAAGCAGTAAACATCTCTTTTTCAACAAGCGTGGCTTTAGCTTTTTTCTTTCCAGCCTTCAACTCCGTTGCACTCTTACAAGCTGTCCTGAAATTCTTAAACTGCCTTGCATCA